TTTTAAGAGCCTTATTTCGGGGGCGGATCTTCCAGTCCAAACCCGGCATAAGGCATTTTTATTTATAATGAGTACAGAAAACAAAAAGCCAAATCTACCAGCAATAGTAAAAGATTTGGGCCTATCCGTAAAGATGGATAGTTTGAACACCTTGCTAAATTCTAATCCTCCATCATCCTGGATGCGCGAACACAAAGGATTGAAGTACCAACCGATTGAAAGGGTAAAAAACAACTTGGTTACGATCTTCCAAGATTATGACTGGTCGATTAAATCCGTTTCGATTATGGCTAATTCGGTATTGGTTTATGGTACACTTTCCATTTTCAATCCGATTACCGGAAGGCAACGAAACTTGGATGGCGTGGGTGCTTGGCCGATTCAATTAGCGAAGGGATCAAAACCTTTAGAGATTGAAAACATCATTCAAGACGCAATCCAGAAAAATGCACCAGCAGCCGAAAGTCTGGCCCTAAAAAACGCAGCTTCAAAACTTGGTAAATTATTTACTGATGGCGGAAGCGATGTCGAGTTTAACGGAATGTACTCCAAGGAAGTACCAATGGATGATATTAAAGACTCGCAAAAATGATAATTACCGGAACACAAAACGAAAACCAGCGCACTCCAGAATGGATTCAATCGCGTATGGGCCGGTTCTCATGTAGTCAATTACACAGACTAATGACTGAGCCAAAAGCAAAAGCCGACAAAGAGGCTGGAAAACTATCCGATGGCGCAATTACTTATGTGATGGAGTGCATTGCTGAGAAGCTAACTGGCAAACCAGCCAAGGATGATTTTTCAAGTAAGTACACAGATTGGGGAGTGATGCACGAACCAATCGCTATTGGTATTTATGAGGAGGTTTTTCAGACTAAGGTAATCCAATCGGGTTACATTCCCTATGGCGAGAACTTCGGAGGTTCGCCTGATGGCTTGGTAGATGACGATGGCGGCATTGAAATCAAATGCCCCTATACAATTACTGCGCATTTGGTTCACTCGCTTACAACTGATCTGAAAGCGGATTATAAAGAGTGCTACTGGCAGATTATTGGTTACATGATAATTACCGGGCGCGAGTGGTTTGATTTCGTATCCTATCATCCGGAATATCCGGGCAAGTATCAATTCAAACGTATTCGTTTAGAACGTGCAAATTTGTTCATTGACATTGAACAAGCCGAAAAGAAAATAGAACAATCAACTGAATATTTAAACTCAATTTTAAACTCAATCTAATTATGGCAAACAAACCAATGCACGGATCAATATGCTTGACCGATCTCGGAGATGCTTTCAAAGCAGGACACTCCGCATTTAACAAGTCCGAAAAGAACGGAAAAGTTTACGCAAACATTGCAGTCTGGATGAATGATGAACCAGATCAGTATGGGAATATCCTTTCATTTCAGCTAAACTCCAAAAAGGATGCGGCCGATGATAAGGTATATTTCGGTAATGCAAAACTGCCTGATGCTGGTAAAGCTGCACCAGCGCAAAAATCAAACGCAAAAGATGATGATCTTCCATTTTAACCAATACCCGGCTAACTACCGGGTTTAAAACTTAAACCATGATAAATTTTTATATCGCGCCAGGACTATCTTACATACATTTACAAGGTGCTATTAAAAGCGCTAAGGAACATAAACAATCTAAAAAAGAAATAAGGCTATCTGAAAACGAGGCTTTGGCGCACAGAATTATGCTAATTGTTTCCGAGCATTATAATATTACTATTGAACAATTACGGAATGAGTGCCGCAAAAGTGAGTTCAGAACTGCTCGGCAAGTTGCTCAGGATTTGATTAGACATAAGGCAGAATTGCCTTTAAAAAAAATAGGGAAAATGTTTAATCGGCATCATACAACTGTGATTTATTCTCTTAAAAGCATTGCTAATATGCGAAGGTTTTATAAAACTTTTGATGCGGAATATAAGGAGATCGAAAGCCATGTTTAACCACAAACACCAAAAAATATTATTGGACTTCTTTAGAAGGAGGTCATTAATGAAATATAGTATTGATGATGTTTATGATGCTTTGCTAAGTTATTATGGCAAAAAAACTGATTAAAACCAATGGCCAAGGCGATGCGCAGGAACTTGGTAAGGTACAAAGCTACAAAGCAAAGCCAAAGCCTTACCGAGAACCTGATTCGCTACGCGCTTATCGCTTAGAACGTGAACGATTTTTTTGGAAAAAATATCCAGAGCAAAGGGCAGAGATTGAAGAACGAGTAAAACAAATGCAAAAAGAATGGCAAACTCAGGACAAAAGAAAATAAAAATACTAAACCTATATGCTTGTCTTGGAGGCAATCGTTATAAATGGGATGAAGTGGCAGACATTGAAGTAACGGCAGTTGAATATGATCCGGAACTTGGAAGATTATATCAAGAAAGATTCCCAAGTGATAAAGTAATAGTTGCAGATGCACATCAATATTTACTTGACCATTATAAAGAATTTGATTTTATTTGGAGTTCTCCTCCTTGCCCAACACATTCAAGGGCGAGATATTGGGGGTTTGGAGCAAATGGTAAAATGCCAATATTCCCAGACATGACACTATATCAAGAAATTATATTTCTGCAATATCATTTTAAAGGTAAGTATTGCGTAGAAAATGTCATTCCATATTACGAACCTATGCTAAACCCTATTAAAAGAGGCAGACATTTATATTGGACTAATTTCAGATTGCCAAATATATTAAGTAAAAGAGGCAATAAATTAAAAGAGCAAGACACTAATTCAGAATCTTTAAGTCATTATAATAAATTCCACGATTATGATTTTACCAAATATAGGGGGGGGGCAATTAGTTTTAAAAATTGCCAGGAACCTTGTTGATTACGAAGCTGGTAAAACAATATTACAAACTGCTTTAGGAGTAATAGAGCAATCAAATATTAAGCAAACACAACTTTTTTAATTATGATAGACTACACCGATCCCCTATCCCAATACAAATCCCACAAAGCGTACAAGCCAAAGATTCAGCATGAGTGGTCGGCCCAGTTAGCGTTTTGTAAATGGTTAAAGCTGCAACATCCCGATGTTCGTTTTCGTTCAGATATTCAGTCAGCCGGGAAGCTATCGCCACAGATGCAAAACATTAAACTGATCATTGATCCCTGGAGGGCATGGCCCGATATTCAGATTTATCATAAAGTTGGCAACTACTGCGGATTGATGATAGAAATGAAACGCCTGGACTCTGGTACTTTCTTAAAGGATGGAAGTTTATCATCACAAAAGCATGTGCAGGAACAAGCGGAAATGCACCAGTATCTGAGAACTTTAGGCTGGTCGGTTTGCTTTGCGGAAGGCTTTGATCAGGCGAAAAGAAAGTTTGAGGAATATATAAATAATTTGTAAATTGCACGTCAGCTACAACGTCATGAAGATATTAAAAAATTCCCTCCTGTTCTGTTTACTCATCATTCGATGGGGGCGTTGTAGCGACTTCTTTAGAGCAGGGGGGTTATTTTAATTATGGATATTTCGCTATTTAATTCGCTGCCAGAAAAGGGCAGACCTCATTTATCAGATGCAAAAATATCTATTGCAGACTTTTTAAATTCCGTTAAGTCCGGAAAGTACAAATCTCAGATTGAACGGATAAGAACCGAACTTGATAAAGCAAATCGGGATGCGCTAAAAAAGCAATTACCAGCAGTTACCATTTCGGGAATATTTACTGAACGAAAAGCAGAATTGTTGATTGCTCATTCCGGATTTATTCAGATTGATATTGATCATTTTTCCGATAAGTCGGCATTGATTACAGATCCTTATACCTACTCCTTATTTAAGTCCGCATCCGGAGGAGGTCTTGCCATAGTAGTTAAGATAAATCCCGAAAAGCATAAAGAATCTTTTAACTGGTTGCGCAACTATTACTTTCAGCAGTTTGGTATTGTAATTGATTCCGCACCGCAAAACGTGGCATCTTTAAGATTCGTTTCATACGATCCGGAACTCATAACAAATGAGAGGTCAAAGATTGCGCGTACGCTTACAGAAAAAAAGTATGTAAGCAAATCATTGCCTATTGTAGTGGATGGCTCACAGGTCGCTGAAATGGTGCAGGAATGTGTAAACTTGGGCCATAACCTTGCACCAGATTACGATTCATATTTAAAATTAGGTTTTGCACTTGCGCAAGGCTTCGAGGAACAAGGCAGAGAATACTTTCACGCGCTTTGCTCAGTATCTGAGAAGTATGATTCACGCCATGCAGATAAGCAATTTACTATCTGTTTAAAAGGCAAAAATTCTGGCATAACCGCTGGTACGTTTTACTGGATGCTAAAGCAAGTCGGCATACATGCACCAGAAAGTCAAAAGAAAGCAGTACAAGTTGCAACACTTGGTAAACGTGCCGGGCAAAGTCAAGAGGAAGTAAAAAAACAGATTGAACAGATTACTGGAGTTGATGCAAAACAAGCCAGTAAATTAGTAAGCGAGGTTTTTAATCGAGATGATATTTCTATAAAGTCAGCTTCTGGAGATCCCGACCATTTAATTCAAGCACTTACAGAATGGATGAAACAGAATCATCCTATGAAAGTAAATTCTATCACGCGCATAATTGAGGAGAAAGGTAACGAAGTACGCCGGGAACGGATTAACTCTATTTATTTAAGGGCCCGAATGTTTTTTAATACCAAGGATATTACTAAAGATTTGGTCGAATCCTATATTTTTAGCGATTTTATTAGCGAATACAACCCAATTACGGAATACATTAACAAAAATTTGCACCGAAAATCAGTAGGAAATATTACAAATTTGGCAAAGTGCATCCGATCGAATACCGAAATGAAGGAAATATTTGTCCGCAAATGGCTAATTTCTTTAATCGCTGCATACAAAGGAAACCCAGTTAGATCAGTTTTGTCATTAGTTGGAGGTCAAAACTCAGGAAAAACCGAATGGTTTAGGCGCTTACTTCCTGATGAACTAAAAAAATATTACGCGGAATCAAAGCTGGATGCCGGAAAGGATGATGACATATTGATGTGCCAAAAGCTAATCGTAATGGATGATGAGATGGGTGGTAAATCAAAGCAGGATGAGAAACGATTTAAGGAACTTACATCAAAATCTATTTTCTCATTACGCGCACCTTATGCCAGATCAAACGAAGATTTTAAACGCCTGGCGGTTCTATGCGGTACATCAAATGATCCCGAAATTATAAATGATCCTACCGGCAACACAAGAATCTTACCTATTGAGGTACTTAGTATTGATCACGAACTCTACAACTCCATTGATAAAGATGAACTCTTTATGGAGGTTTACCGAGCCTATAAATCAAACGAGGAATGGCAGCTGACAAAGGATGAACTTGCCCTGCTTGATGGCGTTGGTAAAGACTTCCAGAGCATAGCTTTTGAACGTGAATTGATACTAAAATTCTTTAAATCTTCCGATCAAGGTGGCTATTCTGAATGGATGACTGCCACAGAAATCAAAGATTTTATTGAAGCAAATACGAAACAAAAAATACATTCGATGAGAAAATTCGGTATGGAATTAGCAAAAGTTTTTGGAAAATCTAAGTCAAAATCTATAAATGGGGTAATTCTTAATAGGTACGAGGTTATCCGGTTAAACTCTCAAAGCGTTGAAATTCAAGACTTTAGTTTTTAACCTTAATAGCTTAATAGGATAATAGGTAAAAGTGAGTTAGTTTATTTCTACAACATAGCAACAAAAAAAAACATGATACATTTATACAGAAACATTAATTATATATATTTATCCTATTAAGTTATTAAGATTATATAAATATGCACTTTAA